GCTGATCGCCCTGCACCGATACTGAATTGATCAGTAAGTTGCCAGAGTTCTCATTAGGGTAATAGGTGCATTCCAGTCCTTCCATATTCCAATGCCGCAACCCAAGCCAACCTCCAATCCCCGCACTTTCAAACTCCAAAGGCGTACCGCCACGCCCACGGTAAAAATCACCTGATTGATTTGAGAAAATAGGTAGGGCCTGTTTATTTGGAGTGTAAGTCATCGAGTAATCAACGCCCTGCCATGCCGGTAAGTACTCCAACTGTGCGTTGTTATACACCTGCTGCGGATCTGATGTCTGCCAGCCATCATAGAGATCAAGCACCCCGCCTGTATATCCGCCCGTGAAGACATATTGAGGGCCGGCATCAAAGTCAAGCGTGTACTGAACAAATTCAAAGTTGCCGTTGTCCCACAGGGCATCCCATGACAACACCCACCACTGTCCCAACCATTGGACGAGGTATAACTGCAACGGCTTCAAAATTGCATCAAGCACATCCCACTTGGACATATACTGGTCGTTATCATCGATGAAGTTTTGAGGGTCGAGGTAAGTAAGCTCCAACGTCCTGTTCCTGTTAGCTTCATCAAAGGTCAGGCGTGTACTTATATTGATCTTTTCAGGTGCAGTGGGGTAGTCTGCATCAGGCTTGAATGTAGGGTTGCTCAATGCAATATTCAACACATCAAGCACAGTGAACTCAGGAGCAATGGTATTGAAAGGCTCGGGGAAATCGGTCATCAAAAAGCGGTAGTCCTTTAATTGGCCTACCTGGTCAGTACCCATTAGCTGTATGACATAAGGGTACTGCCGGTAAGCCTCGGTGAAGAGCTGGGGGAATATCTTGCCCCTCCACTGAATTACGCTATCCTTCTCCACCCAAACGTAATGTGCTGCTTCTAATGTCTTATCAATTTGCGCCTTGTCCTCATCGCTGCGTATCATCACGTTGATGGCAACTGTTGAACCCCTGAGCGTTTCATAACGGTCACCATACCAGCGGTATCTTAATGGTTCAGAACCTCCGCAGAATTCATACGTCTCACCTTCCAGCTCAGCGATCCGGTCCCTTAAACATTGCTCAGCTTCGATGGTACCACCGTCAGCCAATACCCTGTCAATGTAATCCTGGATGGTGCTGATGCCAACCGGGAACCATCCGATGGTCGTAACGCCACCCAGGTAATCATCATATTGAATTATATTAAGGGCCACCTAAGTTATCCTCATAGTTTTGTTTATTCAATACCGTAACCAGATCCTTACCACGTGCTACCATCACTATTTCACGTTGTTCGGTGTACATGCCACCGCCACCGGTTGCACCGCCATAGCTGCCATAAGTCCCGCCTCCACCTACTGAACCCTGTATCTGTCCCCGTTTGCTTCCTATTGCTGCACCGATAGCTATCAAAGCCGCACCCGCTGCAATAGTTACATATGGGTTACCTGACTTTAAAGCAATCTCACCTATACCAAACGATACGAGCAGTGCCCCGAACTGTTGCATCAGGCCGCCCAGCTTGCCAAGAAACTCTTCCATGACATCGGCACTGGTTTCCCCTGCCAGTAATTGCCCCGCTGCCTGTGCGATGCTACTTATCCCGGCAACTACAAAACCACTCACATCAGCAATCCGTTGCATCTCTGTTGCAGTCTCCCCAAAATCACGCATGATAGGAACTGCATTAGCCATCAACTCATTATTCAAGTCCAACTCTTTGTTTAGAGGAACTAAGGCATTAACAGCCATCCCCGCATTATGAGTGTATTCTTGCCAAAACCCTGCAACAGTGTCGCTCGTAGCCGTCAGTGTGTTCTCGAATGCCTTTTCAGCATCACTCATGCCGGTAGTTTTCACCTTTGGAACTGCACCGACACCGCCTCCGGGTGCAAATGGTACTGATGTCTGATGAGGCTTTGTTCCACCAGCAAATAAAGACTCACCCAACTTTTGGTAATCAGGCTGCCTGCGCTCCCATTCTGCTTTATATATTTGATATTGGGCCTCGTTGCTGTCTTTGGCCCACTTCATAAATATTTCAAGATTCCTGTCACTCAGTTCAGTTACAGGCGTTGTTAAATCTCCACGCAAGGTTCTGGCAACAGCCCGCAATGATCCGGCAAGCCCATCCCATATACCCGTGTCTGCAACCGCCAGCTTAAGATCGGCCCATGAAGTTGCGAGTTCTGTTACGGCATCGGTGGCATCTTCAACAGCAATGGTGCTGTTTCCCATTTCACGCTCAATGATATTCGCTGCCGCCTTTGCAAAGTCACCAACCCGCTTGGTCTCCTCCTGCAAATCAACCATGCTGATGCCCAAGTTGTCCAAGATCATGGGAGACTTTCGGCCTATACCTGTAACGATGCTATTCACCAGGTATTCTACTGATTCGCCCGTTTCGGCGGCCCTTACAGTCGCAAACTCGAAATACTTAGCTAAATCCTGAACAGGCAAGCCCAGGTTCTTAGCCTGCACTGCCATCTTTTGTAGTTGTAATGCAGGAACACCGAAGTCTGTTGCCTTTTGTAAATCTTCGAGTTGAATCCCCAAAGTATCAAATGCCCTGCCTACCCCTCGTGACTGATGGCTGAGTTTCACCATCTCACTGCCGAATTTAATCAACTGATCTGCGGCAAATGCACCAGCAATAAAACCTCCTATTTTCTTAATTGAATCGCCGAAGGCTTTACTCTGCTTCTCGCTGTCCTTTAACCCCTTCTTGAACTTCTTGTTGTCAAGGGTCAGGACTGCTGCTAATTTGGCTATAATTGACATCTATAATCGGTTTAGCATTTCTCGAACTTTGTCTTTAGGAATAGTTTCAGATTTAGGTTTCCTGTCCAACATCTCGAGCCTCATTATGTCCCTGGCCTGTGTCTTTTTCTTGGCAAACCCGCTGCTGTTATACATATTTGCGATTAAATGCCTCGCCACATCCCACTGCCGTTCAATCCTTCGCTGATAGCCACGCTCATAATATTCAAACTCCTTCCACGAACAACTTAACATTTCAGCATAATTCAGGCCGATTTCACTCAATAGATCCTTAACGTCCTGAAGTGTCAGCTCCCTGATACTTTCTGCTTTTTTTTTGCAGGCTGTCCCCCGTTAGCTTTTGGCATACTTTTTAAGAACTCGTTCATAACGAACTCAGCATACTCAGGAACCTCATCCAGCCAATCACCAACAGTCAAAGCATCAAACTCAAACTCCCTGCCATCATACCTTGCACCATCCTTTAAAGCCGACCATACCAAATCCCTGTACTCAGACACGCTGAATTCATTGGTTCCCAGCCTCACTAAAAAATCCTGGTATTTAGATAATGACCATCCCCTCAACTCACAGAATAAATCTGTCTGATTGATACCGAACTTTAATGTTCGTTCTTCTCCACCGATCACCATAACCCTAAGTTGTTGTTCCTTCAGTGAATGTTAATGGCCCGTTCCCCGTGAAAGTTGCCGAATAAGTCGCAGGACTGTTGTCATCACCTGTCAATGAGCAGGTAGTCATCCTGGCAACTCCTGACCACATCGGGTTGGTTGCCCCGTAGTTCGGGTTGTTCAACTCCTCAAATACGAGCGAACATTCATTCGGGCCGGTGATGATCAGATCCGCCAAACCACGGAAACCCGCAGTTATCGAATCTTCTTCAGTGTAAAGCGCATCAACCGAAATCTCCCAGGACTTCTGCCCTTCGATCTGCGATGTCCACGAATCAGCATCTTTGCAGGTTGCCTCGGTCATCGCCTGGTTCAACGTGAGGGTACATGATGTTGAGCAAGCAATAACGACCTCACTTCCGCCGGTGCTTCCTTTTTCAAATTTTACGACAAGGTTCTTGCCGTTAACCACTGTGGCCATAGTATTTAATATTTAAGTTCATAAATCTTGATTTCCAAACAAAGCCTGCCTTCACTCACGCCACCATCAGCCGTCACCCTGTCATAATACTCAAACGCCTCCGGGGTGAATGATGAGCTGTCATGGATGTACGTCCTGCGTTTCCACCCTGCCCTGTGTCGTTTCGGTGTAGCTACGGGGTAAGTCCTGATTCCTTTGTATGGGCCGCCTTGTTTCATAGTATCTTATTCAAAACGCAAGTTACATAATTCTCAACCACCCCGCCATCATTTGTTACCCTGTCAGGATATGTAAGCGGCTGTGCATAGTGAAACTCATATTGCAACGATGCTACATACTGCCTCTGAGTGTCGCTGATGTTCTCCAACCCCGTATCATTTAGCAGCATCCAGTAAGTCATCCGTGGAAGAAGTTTGTGAGCTACCTCATATTGCAGCCTGATTTTTATTTCATTCAGCCAGGCAAGCGGCTGCGATAGCGAACCCGACCAACCTGCATCCCCTGTGTAAAGCATCACCACCACAGTCCCCTCCTGGTAGAAGTTCGACTTGTTGGGAGCCTGTGTCAACTCGATCTCTCCAATGTAAATAAAAGGCTTGGACGTATTATCAGGCACAAATGAATAAACACCTAACCCTGTTGGAGAAAGTGCCTCAGAAAGCCCCTGAAGTATGTTAGCCCTTATATCTTGCATTGTCTTTGATGTCTTGCTTTAGTGCCTTCGTTAATTTGGGCATCATCCCCTTTACTGAATCCCTCACGTAATGGTAACCTTTGAAACCTCCCCTGCCTCCCGTCTCAATCCACTCCGCATATACCGCCTTCTCAGTATCAGGGCCAATTAAATAATGCCACCACTTCTTGCGGTCAGGTGCTACGGTCAATTCAAGCCACGGAGTCCTGTCTATCACCTTCGCCCTTAGTATCTCTTTTTGCCTTGCGCTGATCTGACCTGCAAACTCCCTCAATGTCCTTCGGAACGCCTTCTGGGTGTCCTTATCATACTGGCGGAAGTCACCAATTGCCTTCTTTGTGTCAAGTACCATCATAAGTGCAATCGCATATGGTGTACCGGTGCTTCTCATCCCGCTGAACACCTTCAATAGTCAACTCTTTACCCAACCAAACCAACAGATTTGCGGTTGTTATATCGTAAGCTCCTGACCGTATCGTCACCTTGTAGCTGTTGCGGGTTAGTGCCTGTTTGCCTTCAGGTGTCCTCAATGCCTGCCTGTCCTGCTCAACCCTGGCCCACAAAGTTGCCTGGAGTTCTTTGGTAGTTACATAGCCGCCAATGCCATCAGGTTGCCCCTGTATAACAGAGTAAACATCAACACGCTCAGTCATCCTACCAACTCCCATCAGACAAACTCTTTCAATATTACATTGGTTACAGTGCCAACAAAATCATCCTCGGCAAGTACGTCAATCGATAGATCAGTCCCGGTATCACCCCAGACACCCACGATGACCGCATTGCCCTGAAGTGCAGGAACCTGTATGGCATCAGAATCACCAAGCAATATGGCAAGCGATTCATTGGAGCCACCATAAACGCCATCAATGCTCAATGTTACCTGATAGGTCTTACCGGCTGTCACTAACCCTGTGGCATCATAGACCAGTTTGCCAACAGCACTGCCATCAGTTGTCGCAGTTGGAGTGGTGTTAGTCCACCCTGTCCCGAATGTCCATTTGGTTCCGGGATCGAATTGAGGGTCATCACAAAGGTTGCCAGTCAGTATGGATGGTTCCTCCCAGTATTGTTTCATTCTGCGCTTCTTTTGCGCTGCTCTGTCTCGTGCCATATTAAATCCAGATTGTTTCCCTGTAAACTTGCAGGTTTTGATTTTGATATAAAAACATTTGAATCTTCATCTCCTCACCACGATGCTCATACAAATAAGCCACCGTCTCCAATAGTGCCATCTTCAGCCCGTCAGGAATCGTATCATACCCGGTATCATAAGTGGTAGTTGTGTATTGAGGCGAATAGCCACTGGTGACTGAATAAGTGCCTCCCGTGAAATTAAGTACAAACCCATCCCAAACGTAATCAACGTCATTGCCATCTTCATCCTTTACCGAACTGATGGTGACAACCGGCCCATAAGGAGGGCGCAGCTCTGTTCTCGGTGTCGCTTCTACTACTAAAGTGGTAGATACCAACGATGCACCCAGGTAGTTCTCGATCAGCTCACGGGCCTGCGTGATCAGGCTTGTTATCAAAGCGTCATCAGCATCACCGTCCTGCTTGATCCAGTCTTTAACCTCCTGGAGCGTCAGCGGCTCATCACCGGTTACCGTCTTTTTTACGTTTAACATTCCTTTTCTTTTTAGGTTTGACCTGTTCAGCCCACCCATCACTGATAAGATGATTGGCTACCGATGTCGGGAACTCATGCTCTGAATCTTTATCAAATTGATGGAAGGCTTTGATGATTTTAACTCTCATACTTTGCTAAGTTTTAAAAAGTGGGGCGGGCGTTAGAAAAAAACCACGCCCCACCAATAAACAAACTAAAAACTAAGTGACGGAAATAGCCGCTTTGTCAGTAGCAAACGTACCGGTGACAAATGCAGGCTTGTCCTGGTTCTTGATACGGAACGCCAACCTGATGTTTGCAGTCACCGTTGAACGGTTGTAGATCGGGTCATCAGCATTCTGGTCATAGATCCTGATGGTAAGCGCATCCCTCATGAATGCTTTGGCACGCATGAAGTCACCTACCAGGTAAGTGCCCTCATCAATACCCACGTTCTGAACAATCGGGATGGTGACCACGCTAGGCCCGTCAGGATTGTAGTAAGGAACCTCGATGTACCTGCCGTCTGCAATCTTCAATACATCCATTGAAGCTACATCGGTAGGGTGCATCAAGATATAATTCGGGATGAATTTACCTTTGCCCGCAATCCATATCTGGTTGACAGCAACCCTCAACACATCCATGTTGTTAGGTTCTGTAACAGCATAAGGCTGGCCGGTAGCAAACTTGCCCGGGGTGAACTCTGTCGCCTGTGGTACGATACCCAAAAGGTTCACGGTCTGCCCGTCACCGGCAAGCAGCTGGTCATCCACCAAAATACGCAAGTCCTCAAGCAGCTCGGTGTTGATCTCTGAGGCGAGGAAGTCAACGTCTTTTAGCGATTCATTGGTTACCTTCATGAACTGTGATGCGATCTTCACTTTGGTACTTACCTCAGTGTATTCCAGGTCGCCCTGGCCCATGATGGCATCTTCAGCGCGCATTGCAGCACCAGCAGTCTTGCCGGTACGCTCGATCCAATCAACCATGTTCGAGGTGGTTGTACCCCACTGGATGATGTCACTTACCAACAGCGCACGCTTTGGAGCCTTATCGACACCTGCATCACGGAACGGCAGAACGACAGGGGCATCACCGGCAACAAAGCTCGTAGGGTCGTGGATGACAATGACCTGGTTCTTTACACCACCTTCAAGGGTGAAGGAGAAGTCATTGCTGCCCTTTTTCAGTCCCCACTCGTTGTGGAACATATCCTTGCCCTTCATCAGGTTTGCATGGATACGCTCTGAAAACTTTTTGCCGCCACCGCCTGAAAGGTTGGCTTTTTGCATTTTGGTTTCCATTACATCGATGTTCTTTTGAAGTCCACCCAAGCCATCGGTTACTTTTTTAACCTCGCCCATGATGTCCTCCTTCATCGAGTTCAACTCAATCACCTGCTCGGCCTTGAGTTGGTCGTTTTGCTTGCGCTGTTTCTCCATCAGGGATTCAACAATAGGCACAAGACTTTCTTTGTTATCAGCCATAATTCTAATAATTTGCGTTTAAAAATTCAATTACTTCTTGTAGCTCATTGTCACTTCTCTGCGAGGCCTGGTGTTGGGCTTCAACGGGCAGGCGTGCCATTATAGCGTCAATTTTTGTTTCTAAGGACTTGAGCCTGTCCTCGTATATTTGGTTCAAACTTATGACCGGAGTGTTAGGATTCGCACCCCAGGTTACACTTGAAGCCTCGAACATTTGCAGTTCGTTCACAACTTCAATCTCACCGTCCTTGTTGCTGTCCTTTATCAGGAACCCAAACGAATGTTCATTTATAACGCCCTCATTGTAGAGCGTCAACACCTCCTTACCCTTCTCGGTAGGCATCAGTTGAGACACCATGAATGCTCCCTTTTGATCTGTGCCAACCTCCAGCGGCTTGCCGATGATGGTGTTAGCATCATGGTTGAACAGATGAACCATCCGCTTGAAATTGTTATTGAAAGTCCTGTTAAATGCGTTTCGGTGCATTCTCCTTCCGTGACTGTCAACACTACCGAAATCAGCGAAGTAGAAGGACACAATTCCCTTCTTAGTGTCAATATCACGTGCATTTTTGGTTAAGTTTGAATATTCCATCGTTTCAATATCTTACAAAGTTAAGTAAAGTTTCCTGCATTACACACTGGCAATTGATCACATTGCCTGGAGATCCGCTCGGGTCACCGGGGAACTGCAACGGCTCGCCACCAACATCAAACGGCTTCCCTACCTCACGTACCTGGTCATGGGCTTCCCTATGTGCAGGGCGGGTGTCCCTGAATGATGCCTTCCATATCTTCTGAATCCTCGCCCCATCACTATTCACCGCATCAACCATGCCCTGCCACGTGCCATAGTTGCCTGCTGCTACCGTTTCAGTACGAGCAATCCTACGGGCCCTCCATATGTTGATGTCACCATTCAGCTTGTTATTCACCAACTGCCGAATCCTGCGCTGTGTTGCCTCAGCACCCAACCCCTCATTCGTGGCAGTTACAACCGCATCATTCACCGCCTCAATATACAACTGCTTGCTCGTTGCCCATACTTCCCTTATGCGCTCCCCCGCATTGCGCTGCAAGAAGTTCACCGTATTGGCCCGCCACGCATCATCCACCAGGTTTGCTACCCCGGTGATGGCACGCTTTGCCTTCTTACCCGCTTCAAGTGATACGTTTGACCATACCCTGTTATAAGCATCGTTAATGTCAGCAATCTGAATCCAGTTGGCACTCGCCAAACCATCAGTAGCCAAAGCCTCCAATGCCAGTTTGTACTGGTTGTCGAGCGCAGTCTTGAACTGCCGGTAGCTGTATTCTTCGGCTTTCTTTGCCATTAGTAGATGTCGTTTTCACCTAACTGCTCACCATCCGCCATAGTACCCTCAATCGGCTTCTGCCCCATCGGTATGTAAACCATATCCATCTCAGGCATCTCAATACGCTCCAACCCCAACTGCTCACGCTTCTCATTGGGTGTCATGTAGAACATATTGTTGAGCGCAGCACTCTTGGTATAGAAGTCCTCCTGCAATACCGCAACATTCTCATAATTGAACCTGAACTTTAAGTCCTCATCAGGTATCAGGAACCCCTTCAACTTGCCTGCAAACGCTTCGTTAAGCGGCTGAATGGTGTACTCATAGAAGTCCTTGCGGGCCTGCGATACGTTGTTATACGTGCTGTTCTCGTTGTCGTTGAACAGTACCGATGGCACACCGTAAACATTACACAACACCCTCAATGCGTGCTGTGAGCTGTCCAGGATGTTCAAGTCAACAGGCGACACACCCAACATCTTCACATCAACAGGCGTGCCCGTCAACATTGGCTTGTTTGCTGTGTCCGGGCCTCCATATTTCTTCTTATAGGTCTGCTCAAGTAGTTCCTGCTGCTGAGGTGTAAGTCCTTCCGGTGTCTGGCTGCTGATGATGTATGGTGGCCCCATGTTCTCAAACGACTTCGCCAATGCCATGTTGCCGCTGTTGGATGCGCTGATGATCTCAGTAGCAACCTGTATCGGTGACAACCCATATACCCAACTTCCTGACAGGTAGCGGGGGTTGAATAGTTTGCCGTGCATTACGCTTTGTTTGTCGAAAACGATCTCCTGGCTGCCTTCGGTGAATTTATATCCCATCACGGGCTCAAAGAACGGGCCGCTGACCACGTTGACCAAATCCGAAGGCATTGTCCAAAGCTCCATCGTGCTGCCATTGTCCAGGAAAGGTGAATAAATAAAGCTGTTGCCAATACTGAGCAAATAAACGTAGTAGTTGAAGATGATGTCCTTTAAACTGTTGTCAGGGTTTGGCTGTTTGAGCAGGTCAATAACCCAATGCGATTCCACTACTTCGCCATCAGGATCGCACAACTCCAAAGGAACGGAGCTGGCTGTGTCGGCTATCTTGTTAACAATAGAATACACCAGCTCGTTGTCCATATAGCCTGCCATGAGGTCGCCCGTGTACGATCTGGGCGGTGTAATTGGCATGAATGGGGAATACCAGCTTGTGTATAGTGCCTGGTTGAGTTTGTTTATTCCGTCTTTGGTTTGGTATAATCCACGCTGTTTTAGCCTGGCAATTTCAGATTGCAAGTACTCAACTAAGGGCATAGGAATAGGTTTTTACAAATGTAATGCAAAATTTACAAATGTCAACCCATAAAAAAACCACCCGGTTAGGGGTGGCTTGGTTGGTTAGTCCTCAACAACATATTGCTGTCCTATGAGTTTTTTCTGATCCTCTGGGATGTTGGTGGTTATTAAATTTAACACAGGCACTGACTCTAATAGTTTCTGCTCTGTTGCTTCAATACCCTTTTCGTATTTTAGAATCCTTTTTTTATAAGCATAGGAAGTGTAAGCCTTAGCATCCTCGAATTGATACTTCATCCATAGTGGCGTTTCATCACTCATTAAAAATTCTTTTATCTGATCTGAATAGCCTTTGTGAATCAATACGTATCCTAAATAATTTGGAAAATGCAACGGGTCATCCTGTGTAAATTCTTTTTGTGAACCGTCAGGAGCGTAATATTTCTTAAAAGGAGCCGGTAATACGTCATTATTATCCCTGATGAATTTATTTAACGTTTGCGAAAACTTTGCTTGTAATAAATCCATGATAGATTTGTGAGGCCACTCCAATGCTATTCCAAAGGTGGCTACTTGTTTCCGTTGCTCTCTTTTTGTCGGCCTTCTCCCTGGTATATGCTTAACCGCAGTATCAAAACTTCCAAACAACGGGACTCTCCTTATGTCCTCTTTATCCAGATCAATAAAAGGCTTATCACTCCACAGAAGTTGCATTTTTGTTATAACAATAACGTGGGGTGCTGCATGAGCTTTCTCTAAAAGATATTGGATTTTTTCTTCTATAACATCTCCAAGGGTGTATTCAGGATTGAAATTTGAGATGTCTTTTGATGAATAGCGTGTTTTTATGACTTCGCCAGTCTGTTCATTGTTCATATAATATGTATTTAATGGATGACATAAGACCCCATCCATACAGGTCATTTTCAAATGTACTAATTTATTTTGAATACCTTCTTAATTGTATCTAAATTAACATCTTGCTCTAAACCTATCCTTATTGCCTTTCTCATGCAATCAATTATTAGCTGAGCCTCTGCAACTTCTTCAGGTGTATCTAATGTGATTTCACCCAGATGTATTTTTTCAACATCTCCAAGGATCTCATAAAATTTAGTACCAAGTTTTCTGAGATAATTAATTTTATCCTTCTTAGCTTTTTCAAGAAGTTCTTCCTGTGTAAACTCCGGCTTTTGCTCAAACAGGTCTTTATATGCAGTTGCAATCTTAGGCTTTTTCTGTGAGTTGAGCTTCTTAACAGCGTCTTTAGCCTTCTTGTTTCCTTTTTTTGCGGCATCAAGAATCTTTAATTCTTTTTCTAAAGTTGGCCTGCTCACTCCATATTGCTTTGCAACAATGTCAGAGGATTGGGGAGTAGGTTTAGAAACATCAGTAACTTTTTTCTTATCTTTTAAAGTATTAGGTTTTCCCTTCCTTCCCCCTTCTGATTGCCTCTCCTTAGCCTTTTCAGTCTCGATCTCTTTCATTAAAGCCTTTTCATTGGCCAACATCTCCCAGTTCTTTTCTCTCTGCCGGTTATCCTCTAAAAAATGAACCAATAAATTACCACTTACAACAATGACAGGAACTTCTTCCAATTTCAATATCTGAGCTGCCTTAAATCGCCTGTGGCCACCAATGATAACGTTGTCACTGCTTATCTTTATTGGGTTCTCAAATCCGTTATTTTTTATGCTGTCAACAAATAGGGAATCAGGTGTTGAATCACCGTAAATCTCCATGTTTTTAGGATGCGGTTTTAAATCCTCTAATCTCCTCTTATCCATATCCTTAAATTAAAAAACCCCTCTGGAGGGAGGGGCTTATGTACGTACAATATCTTTACAAGTCCTCCACCTTGCGTGCTGCAAATATACAAATTAAATAACAAAAAAAGGCTTCTCACTAAACATATCCGTAACCGCATACCGGGCAGCATCAATCGCATGGTTCCACTCATCTATCGGCTTCGTTAACTTCTCCCCCTGCCGGTTCTCCTGCCACGAATACCGCCGCAGCTCCTTGATGACGTTTACGCTGTCCCGATGCACGTTCATCTTGAATTGCTTCATTACCTGGATGCCATTATTAATACTATCCTTGCCCTTTACCGATGCCTTTACATACTTGCCCAACCGTTGCAGTTCAGCTATCGACTTCGGCTCTGCACTGTCTGCCACCGTTGGCACAGTGCCGCCCAGGTAGATGGCTATGTCACTGTTCAGCATCTCACGTTTGTACACAAGCTCCTTCAAATACAACTCCCCGTTGTGGTAGCGGATATGGACCAGGCAGGCGGGATCGATTGAATACCCAAAGTCCAGCCCGTATCGCTCCTTCTTGAAGTCATCAGGCCATTCATCGGTTACGGTCCAATGCGTGCCCTCCTCGAATACCAATCCTTCAAGGCTGCCCCATTGACCAAGCGCATAGACACGGTGGAAATTAGGATCTGTCTTAATGCGTGCCTCCAATGCGTCAACGATCTGCTGGGTGATGTAGGGATTGTCCTTGTACGTGCTGTGATCAACGTAGGTCTTAGGCTCATCGAACAGGTCTTTGATCCAGAACTCAGCAGCGGGGTTGAATGAGCTTATGACCTTCTCACTCGTCCTGATGTCAGCCTGGTCATAGATGGCCTTTTTGATATAGAACACCTCATCGAAGTAAACAATATTAGAACGTAACCCATGCCATCGGGCTGCATCATCACCAGGAATGAATTGGAAGTAGCTGCCAGTCGGGAACCTGTACACCATCTCTGATACGTTCATAGCTTTGGGTTCGTATAGCCCTTGCATCACATGGGCCTTCCAATCGGGAATAACTGTCTTCTTCAGCACCGGCAATGATTCGGCACTGATGGTGATACGCTTGTTGCTGTTGACCAGGGCGTATAAGGTGAGCTGTTGCAGTATCGAAACGGACTTGCTTGAACTGCTGCCACCATAGCAGATGATGTAGCGGCTATCCTTCCAGCGTTTGGTCAGGCGGTTGAATACGTCAGTCGTCTTGAAGGTAATCCGTGCCATCCGGGGCCTTGATTGTTATGTTGATGTCTGCCTGTCCCTGCATTTGGGTGGAGGCTAGACGTGGCTTGAAGTAGTTCAGAATAGTGGTGTATTGCCTGGCGAACTCTTCATCATCGAGGTTGTCCAGCACCTTGTTGAACCGTTCTGAATGCCTGCCTATGATGTCCTTTGCCAGTGTCTCCCATTGCAGGCTACGTGCGTTTCTACTTCCTTTTGGTCTGCCTTCAGGGTTGTTCGTATGTCCTTTCTTATATGGCAAGTCTGAATATTTTTGTTGTTTTCAAAATTAGTAAATTATCAGCAAAAACAACTTTGTGACATCGTGACAAACTTCGTGACACCGGAAACCTGCGCCAAATGCGGCTTTGTCCTAATGTCATAATGTCTTTTAAAAAATATATATACATATAGACAAGTTTGCTGTGGGTTTTCAAAAATCGTCTTGGCTTTCGTGACATTCAACCTCAATACCTAATTGAATAGGGCCTATCATAAAGGGTGCGCCCCTGATACTCATATCTTTATAGCATAATTGTTCGGGGTATCTGGCATAGGGTTGTGATATCAGGTTCATCTCTTTTCTAAGCACCTGGAATATATAAGCTCTTAGCACCTGGTTATTATTTGCGAACCATTCATTTTTGATTTGGGTTGCTGTCATGTAAAAATAAGGTTTGCCTGATTCTTCCAAATATTCTTTAAACAGTATCATCAGTTCTTTATGGAGCCATGATCGGCTTTCTTTTTTAACGTCTTCAAGCCATTGGTTTTTGATTTGGTCTGATGTCAGCACCATTCGTGATTTTGAGAAGTCAGGTATTGGCATTGTAGTGAGGTAGTGCAGGAAGGCAGGTATTTCATCGATCATATCATTAAGAATGCTGTGGTTGTTAATTTTGGGAGTGCCGAGTTTACGTATCCAAAACCGGATTTCTTCGTCATCGATTCTCATAAACTTGTCTTCGTTATTTGATGCCATTATGATTTTACCGAAAAAGGGAAGTTTAAATTGCTGAACATTTTTGATGTTGACTGAAATAAACTTCTTTGTAGCGAGTGCTTTTATTTTCTCCACTGCTATTTGTTTATCAAGTATTGTTTCGTCAATGGCAATGATATTAGCTGCTGCATACTCACCGTTGAAGTTGCCGCCGATAACATCAGGATCGATCATGGCCACGTTAGCACCGAAGATAAGGTTAAGCCAGTCCAGGAAGGTTGATTTGCCTGTCTGTCGCTCTTTTGATACCAGTACCAAAACGGGCAGGGCTTGTTTTGGGTAGAGGTATAGCACCTGGAGGTATATCATACCGGCTTTGAACTGGGTTCCGAATATTTGTTTGAGCATTGTAAATGTCCATTTCCATTCACCCGGTTTTGGTTTATGGGCAAATGGATGGTGCATATTATAACAGTTGCCTATGATTGGTGATTCTCCGTTGTTATTAGGTTCAATGATGAAGTCATCATATTTGGGTATTTTCTTTGGGTATTTTCGGCCTTCGTCAATGCGGATGGCTTCGATGCTCCATTTTTTTAACTCTTTGCGGACTATTCCGAATCTATCGGGTTTTTCTATTATTTTGAAATAGTCTGTACCAACTCTTATGTAATTGGCTGGTGGTTTTTCTTTGAGTTCTTTGGCGATGGACTCAATTTGTTTCAGGAGATTCGGGTCAATATCCATTGGGCTTGTTTTTTAGTCCGTTTTATTTTGCGTTGCATAGTAATAATTTTAGCGAGTTCCATCATTTGGGTTTTGTTTCTTGGTGCTTTATATTTGATCCATTCGGTTTCAGAAATGTGACCATCAATAAGTGCCTGAAACATTTGGATGTCTTTCGGGTCAATTTGTTTTGGTTTGACTGCCACGGGTGTATAAGCGGCATATTCTTCAGGTGTCATCCTGTTTCTGCAATACTGTTCAAACTCATCCCGTTCTTTGGTGGTAAGGTTGTTATACCATCTGTCATAGTCTGGTGAAATGCTCATGTTGTAAAGATTAAAAAAGCCCTGCCTTTCGTTGATGCGGCAACTACTCGGCAAGGCTATCCAATAGACAATATCGTGGTTTGATTTCCGCATAAATCAGGCGATAAAGATACTAAATTAGTGTAAGTTGCCCGGACTTCTGAACAGCATTAATATGGTTTTTTATATTCACATCAAAATAACTTTCTTTAAGTTCAATACTGATAGATTTGCGATTCATCAGGATGGCTTGATAGCCTTCTGATCCTATCCCGCCGAAAGGGCTAAATACTGTTTCATATTCATTCGAATAAAGTTGTATAAGCCTTTCTATTGTTTCCAGTTGTAGAGGAGCGATATGTTTCTCATCGTTCTCACCACGGGCCTGGCGGTAGTTGAGTGTCCTTGTGTAGTCAATATCTAACCATATCGGGCTGGCCATCTTCTGCCAAAGTTCAACGGGGATATGTTTGTTTTCGATTGGTATTTCATTTTCACCATCATTGCGAAATATCAATACATAATCCGGGATGCCTACCCTTGACATAGAACTGTCTTTTTTTAGTTGTTTGTGCAACAATCCCAGGGCTTTGGTGCGCTGCATTTCGATTACTGGATCTTTCCAAATAGTCACCCTTGAATGATAAATAAAACCTTCATCCTGGAACCATTTAATGAGCATTCCTGAAAAGTCACGTAATCCGATATAGCCTTCTTTGCCTTTTTGAATTGGAAGATCCATACAATGTATTGCACAAATCCTGCCCGGTTTCAATACTCTTTTGAGTTCTGGGATCAGGTATTTGAAATGCTGCTGAAACTCATCATAATTTGCGCTGTTACCCATATCCTCAACATGGCTGGAATATGTGTAAAGCTCGCTGAAAGGTGGGCTGAAAACAATTAAATCAGCCTCGTTGTTTTCAAGGTCTTTTGAACGCCTGACGCAATCCCCTTGAAGGAGTTTGTATTGGTCTGTGATAACGTCTGATTGCAAATCGACAGAAGTAGTAATAAGCCCGTCTATATGTTTAATTACTGCATTTGTCATTCTATGTTGCATCTCTTCAAATTGTTCTTGTTTTTTTTGTTGTGCTTTGATAACGTTAGCCATCCTGTCAGTAGTAACCATATAAACGGTCACCTCGTTTTTTTGTCCGAATCTCCATGATCTTCTCATTCCCTGGTATGCCTTTTCAAATGAGAAGTCGACAGAATTAAATACCTGGTAGTGACAATGCTGATAGTTCAGGCCCATTGATGCAATTTCCTGCTTTGTGATCAGTATTTGATAGTCTTTGTGCATGAATCCAAGCAGATCCTTTTCCTTTTTTTCTGGGCTATCGCTGCCTTGAACATTTCTGCAATCGTGACCTAAATAAGTAAGCCTGTCATATAGCTTCTTTGCTTCCTGGTTTTGCTTTGCCCATATAAGAATATGATCTTTAAATCCTATTCGGGTAACAATATCAATAGTCTGTGAGATTCGATCATCTTCTGTTTCTCTGAGTGAGGCATTGTAATCGGTTGCATTAACTGCCAGGCCGCCAAACAACATGCCATCAGGGACTTTAGTAGCTACTTGTTTCTCAATTATCCTGAGAGGTGGTAAATCAAATTCATCATGCTCAAATCCTATATCTTTTGGGTGGTTATACATGATACCCCAGCTTGCTACAAACTCCCAGAACTTTTGAATTGCATGGCCTTTGAGCCTCCATTTTTGCGTTTCACCACCATCATGCACAAAATACATAGCAAGCATTTCATTGTAGCTGATCGCATCCAGGAATTCAGCATGGTTACCAAGTTCCATCGGGTCGTTTGGTGATGGTGTAGCTGTAAAGCAATATTTATAAGGCGTGTTTTTGAAATCCTTAATAAGTTGGTTGCGATACTTGCCCATAGCATTTTTCAGGATTGAAGATTCATCCAAAATAATGCACCCAAATTGGTTGGTATTGATGTTTTCCAATTGTTCATAGTTGGTTATATAAATACCTTTCTTAACTGGTTCATCAGTCAATCTTTTAACTTCAATATGAAACTTTTGCCCTTCCTCAATAGTCTGACCGGTAACTGCCAGCGGTGCAAGAATTAGGACTGGCTCCTGAGTTTTCATTTTAACCTGGTTTGCAATTTCAAGCTGCATTGGTGTCTTACCTAATCCTGTATCCGCAAATATTGCATACTTGCCTGACTTGAGAGCCTTTTTGACTGTGAACTTCTGGAAGTCAAACAGCATCGGGTTGAGGTCGCTGTAATCAACATCAAACCCCGATCTAATAACTGCCTTTTGTTTTGTTTTTAAAAATTCGTTGTATTCCATCTGTCTATTGTTAAATTAATATTGCGGCAAAGGTATAAAAAATAAATCGCAAAATAATTTAAAAAAAGTTTGGTGGTTTAAAATATTATGCGTTATTTTGCAACGTCAAACAAAAACAATAGACAAATGATAACAATCTTAATCATCTTAGCAATCATCGCCCTGGCGATATTTATTTTCAAGAAGCCACAGTCAGTACACAACCGCAGGATCGAAATGATGAAGTTCTGTGATGACAGCAATGGCAAATATGAAATGCACCCCAAGTACAACCAGTATAGGGAAGCAGGCAAAAGCAAATGGATTAATTTTTAATTATTAAACAATAGACAAATGAAAACAACAAACAATCTTGAAGAACAAATTCTGAAAATTGAACACCGATTATGGAATATTTCAGTAGATCATAAATCGCTGATCTACAAAATTGAACACAATGAAGATTCGATTAATTTGATCGTCGTCATGTCACATGATGAAACAATCAAATTTTCGTTATATCCCGGCACCGATGCAGAATTTTATTTGACTGTTGATCAATACAGAATTTCACTTTTCTTGCGTGAAATCAAATCAAAACGATTGATGTCGATGACATTTGATGACATTGAAACCGATAGCTCGCAACTTCAATTCTTGCAAACAATGCTCAAGAACCGCAATAATATCGGCGAATTTAAGTAGCATAAATATTCACATAAGAATAGCGATGACCTTTATGTTTATAATGTTAAAAATGAACCTCGAACAACAAGCCAAACAAAGGTTGCAGGCCTGGTTCAAGGAGAATGGGGACTATGCAGACCGGACGATTGAGGGCCAATACCCACGTGACGTTTGGGACGTTGAGATCGAGGAGAACCTGTACATCCAGGGTATGATATACCAATGGGTCAATGGTGACAGGGCCGCTACATTTTACGGTGATTTGTTCCTGTATGATGACCACGGGACAGAATTAGAAACAAAATTTAATATTTATATCGAGTTAACATGAAAACAGAAAAGAAATTCAGATCAGTAACCATTCCTGCCAGGATTCACAAACTTTTGAAAGAGCTGGCAGAAGCAGAGAACCGAACATTAAGTAACATGCTCTCACAGATCATACTTGAGAAGTGGGGCAAAAATTAATAGACAATGAAGAAAACAATAACAGGGAACTGGCGGAAGTTCCATGATTACCGCTACATCAGCGGCGAGGATCTGTTGGAGGGTGACGTAACGCTCACCATCAAGGAGATTGGCATTGATGAAGTGCAAAACGAGCGTGGCAAGGAGGATAAAGTTGTGATGGCATTTAAAGAAACTAAGAAGATGATCGTTCTGAATAAAACGAACAGCAAGCAGTTGACGCACCTGATCGGCTCTCCAAGCGTAGAGAAATGGGTTGGATACAAAGTTCAGTTAACTTGCGAAACGGTTTCAGCATTCGGTAAACAAGTGCTGGCAGTTCGGATTAAAAAACTTGTGTAATGAACATCTGGCAAATATTCGAGATGCTCGGTGTGGAAAGTGACATCGAGCATCCATACGAGTGGATAGACAACCTGATACATAACAGCACGCTGCCTGAAGACACCAAGACAGACATGGAATATTTCAACAATGAAGACTGTCCTGAAGAGGTCATGGTGATAATGATGCAGCAGTTGCTAATGAACCAGCCTGACAGGATCGGCTTCGGGATGAGTTACAACCAGGGCGATATTAAGCGTAAATTAGACAGCCATGAATGAAGCATACTTAAAACTTGAACAACTTCGCCGTCAGAAGTACATCAAGAAACACGGCAAAGAGCCATCCCGATATTTCGATTCGGAATTTAAAGTAAAAACCCCAAAGACAGCAGCCCAATTGGAAGCACTCATCAGTGAGTACATCGAAATACAAGGCGGTATATGCACGAAGGTAACCACATCAGGGCGCAGGCTTGTAAGCAAGCACGAGGTGAAGGATGTCACCGGCAAGGAGCGCACGCTGATCGAGGACAAATGGATACCTGGCACAACTGAACCAGGTACCAGCGATTTGATTGCATCGGTTCCCGGCATAAAGGGTGCTGTATATATCGAGGTGAAGTTCTCGAGCTCGGACAAGATGCGGGAAAGCCAGGTGAAATTCCAGCAGAAGGTCATCTCCCGTGGGTTCACCTATATCGTCATCAGATCGTTTGAGCAGATACTTGAAGTGATATGACACACGGCTCACTGTTCAGCGGAATTGGAGGTTTTGACCTGGCAGCAGATTGGATGGGGTGGACAAACGTATTTTACTGCGAATGGGAGGACTTCCCAAGAAAAGTATTAGAGTATCATTTTCCAGGTTCAATAAGTTATGGAGACATCACAAAGACAGATTTCACTGTTCACCGAGGAGGAATTGACATCCTCACAGGCGGATTCCCTTGCCAACCCTACTCAGCAGCAGGGCTACGAAAGGGAAAGGAAGATGACAGACATCTCTGGCCGGAAATGCTTAGAGCAATTAGGGAAATTCAGCCACGTTGGGTTGTGGGAGAAAACGTTTACGGCCTTGTTAATTGGTCAGGCGGGCTGGTATTCCACGAGGTGCAAGCTGACCTGGAAGCTGAGGGCTACGAGGTCACACCGTTTCTACTTCCAGCTTGCGGTGTCAACGCTCCCCACAGACGGGATAGGGTTTGGTTTGTTGCCTACCGCGAGGGAAGCATCAGCGAGGGGAAATTGCAGCAACGACAGGAAGAGGGGGAATTTGGAAGATGCGATAGCCAGCGGCCTACTCCCGACACCAAACCAAAGGGATTACAAGGGGAGAACAGGCAGCGGGTGGACTCAACAAAGCAGCCTACCGAACACACTACTCCCGACACCGGCAACACGGGATCACAAGGGGGTAAGGTCAGAGGAAGCACTACAAAAGGCAGGAAGGAACGAAACCAACAGTCTGCCGGATGCGTTCAGCCAAACTGGCAAAACTTCCCAACTCAACCCCCTGTTTGTAGCCGAGATGATGGGATTCCCGACAGATTGGACAATATTACCTTTCCAAAGTGGCGAAACGAATCAATCAAAGCTTACGGAAACGCAATAGTTCCGCAGGTAGCATACCAAATATTTAAAGCAATAGATGAATATAGAAATATCTCACATACGTCTAAGTAACGGCTCCCGTGGCTTCTGGGTTGAATACAACAGGAAAGTGCGTGACAGGGCAGCTATGGAAGTCCTGAGGGCATTAAATAAAAGACATCATGCAGTCAAATACGTTGACTTTTGTTACAAAGAAATACGCTGAGGGCTGGCTTGGCAAAGAGTTCATAAGTTGATCAATTTGATTCCTATTCACCAACCCCACCAGCCTGGGGTTATTAAACAATTACGGACATGAAAAAAATTATTACGATCCTTACAGTCGTCATACTTGGGATGGCAGCACTATTTCTTGTGGCCAAAGAGTACCCGCCACAGGCAGAAATGAACATCGGCACAGTGATCATCCAGGAGACTGAAACGATCCCGACAGATCCTGCCGATGGTCTTATTATACGTCACAAAGGGCATTTGATCATGCACGATGACGGTAAGTGGTATTCAATTACGTTGGACTTAGTATATTTTGAGTGATGAGTAATAAACCAATGCCACCTGATATTTGGTTAGCACATAACCAGATTACAATAACAGGTGATAATTACCAAAGACTGATGCAGCTATATGCCGAGTATGTGATTAATATGCAACCCTATTACGGTTGCTGTGGTGAGCCAAAAGCCAAAAATCATAAATTTTGGTGCGATAATCACCAAAAAGGCTCAGACAAACCAAGACAAAATAACCAGGATTAACTCTGCCTTAGTCCAACTCTCCTCATACAACTCAGTAGGTACATCGTTATCATCCATCCATTGAAGGATCTGCGTTTTGGTGTAAGTGGTGGTGACGGTGTTCAACACTGCAGGTTCAATGATCTCTTCCTCATTAAGGTTTGGTTCCCCCGCATAACTATTCAGTGAATTGACATACTTGCGCATCTGACCATCTACCTTGTAGTTTGACGGTATCTTGAAATTCCCCTTTCGTGCCGAGGTAACATAAACCTCAACGGACATCGTTGGCGGTTCAAGGTCGTCAAGGGGAATTTGTCCAAGCCAGTGCATATCAAGGTAGGTAGCATCACCCTCCCCTGCATTGGTATCAGTGATGATATTATTGGACTGCAATTCACCCGATACGCCTTCCTCAGTAGCATTTATCAGGTATCCTTGACCTTCGATAACGGTGAACATTTCTGCTTCATCAGCAAAGGTGTAACTGTCGTATTTTTCTTGTGCCATTGTTTTAAGTTGTGATATCCACCATCTCCTGGTCGGTAAGTGGAGTGTTAAACATATAAACGTATTGATATTCACCAGGATTCTTTAAATTGTATGTTGCTGGCAAAGCTGCAACTTCCGTTCCTTCGCTTGCACCATTTTTATAAGTTTCCATATTGCCATCTGAGGTATATCTGTATGCGTACTTGTCAGCATCGTACTGCTCGGCAATCGTACCCTCATTAGTTCCAAGTATGCCGCTTGTTGCTACTGAGCAAGTATCAATCCCCCTATTTACCGTACTCGCTTCCGTCTTGATGTAGGATGTTGGGTAAGAACCTTCCTCACCCTGAACTCCCCATATATAAATACCACTTGAGCCATCACCTTGATATAAAATAGTGTTATCACTTTCAGCAACCTGAATATTGACAGCAGATGATACGTTGATAGTAGTGTTTGTAATTATACAACGATACCAACCATTACCCCAATCTTCAATGCTTGCTGTTCCTGCAATAACAGTTCCAACAACACCATTCTTGAGATCAAAATAAGCCCTGGAATCAAAATTATTACCGTAAAGAAATAGCCAATCTCTTTCCCCTGCTTTTGCGAAACAAGATATAGTACAATCAACGCCATTTGGTATTGCTACACCTGTACGTCTAACCCAATGTTGAGTTTCTGTATCATCTTCTGCCAATTTCCAGGCATTTGAACTGCCATCAGGTGCAATAAATCCACTTGTTACCGTTGCCGCTTGTGTAGTCCATCCTGTATCAAACTGCTCAGAATATGTAACTAAATTCGTCCTCGCAGGCTCTAACAGCAAAGAAGGACATGATGGATACTGCAACCGAGGTACATCAGTGCCCACCGTTTCAATCTGCCCCGCCGAGTTGGTTCGTGTCGCTGTCGTTGTTCTAGCAAAGGTGAAGTCACCTGAACCATCATCAGGTTTCACGCTGTATAGTTTACCGGCTTTGTATCCTGATGGTATCAATACCAGGCTTGCCTTTTCAAAAAAATTAGTTGCCATTTCTTTTCACTTTTTTTATCCCGATGTACCCCGAGAGGATTCCGAGAATATATATTACAATTTCTTTTGTTCTTACGCCTTCATCATCATCTATTGAATAACCTTTCATTCTCAAAACAAAGACCAATACCAGGTAAACCCATATAAATCCTAACAGTCCAAATGCCACCCAATCTGATGGTTCCCATTGTTTCATCACTTAACACGTTCTACCATCACATCAGCGAAATTAACCAACATTATATCAGTATCGTCCTGTTTACTCACATCAAGCAAAAACCTGCTCGATGTAGGACTCAACTGGCTGTACGATTGAGGAAAAGCGTAGTATGTAACATAGACATCACTTACATCTTTAGGCTCCCTGACAAACTCATTCCAGGTAGATCCATTGTCAATTGAATACCTTATGTATGATCCCCTGGCTGTCGTAGAATAAGTCCAGGTTAAACTGATCTTGAACTCATATACAGTGTCACCGCTTTCAATGCCATACTCCACATCGCAAATGTTTTGCCAGTTGTTGGGCGGGGCAAGGTTCTGAGCTGCAGTTACAGTTACACCGGTGGCCTTATCAAAAACATAATAAGGAACCCAATCACCACCACCACCAGTACCTCCACTCAAAGCAAGTAAATCCCAATCAGTACTAACAGTTGCGTTTTGTATCAATATATCTATCCCGTATTGTGATTCGTCTGGAACAATATCAGACCACTGGCCATCTTCAATAAAAAGCCCTTGAACATTTGGGTTGCTTGACCAAAAGTCTAAATCCTCACCATAAGTGATAGGGGTTGCGGTAACAGTCTCGAAAGTAAACGTTGCCACCCCATCAGGCGCACCTTGCTGTGCTGGAGCAACGGTGAAATCTACATAAGTACCTTGATCAGAAAAAAACTGGATAGACCACCTTTGATTGACACCATCGATTATATCACCAACCCTTAATGAAAGTAACTCAGCCGAACGGTCAACAGAATTGTTATCTGTCTTGTGTATTCTAAAAGAATCTGTTTGGGTGTTAGCGTGGTCGATAGTACCTGCTGCCGGAGTGCCTGGGTTGTTAGGTGTTAGATAATTCCAGGGGCCGGTAAAAGTAGTAGGCGTGGGATCAGGCTCGCTGACATTGCAAATGATATCGAAAACCGTTGCTGGCGGCAATATTATTGGGCTAATAGCAAACTCAGTCCATCCGTCAGCAGTAGCAGTAAATTGCAAAACAAGATTAAATACCGGTGTTCCCAATGGGTTGCTAACAACAAAGACACTGTAAAAGTTACCCGCAACGGTATAAACTCTATAACCATTAATATATCCACCGCTTACGCCTGTTGTAATACGCTGACCGAATATAATCTGCTTGGCAGTTGCGGTGTTAGTACCGATAGTGCCGGTATAAAGATAATAAGGTTCTCCTGATGGCTGTGGAGCTGGCTTGTCGTTAGTGGTTTTATTAGCAACCATAGTCCAGTCACCATCCCTTACAACATCATATTGGTTATATTCACCGGCAACCCATTCATTCTTCCATAACATCCGACCAACTATCTCATCATCGAAAGTAGCCACGTCAATGATATTATCAACACCGCCAACATTTAACTTTTGGCCTGTAATGGATTGGGCTGCGTTTTGAATTATGTTGTTGTTCCAGTATGTCCTGGCATCGTCTCTTGCTCCCATAGTTACAAATTTAAGGTATTATCCATTTACAAAAACTGTCATCGAATTGGTTGACGGAAAAGTCACACCTATCTTTCCTTCCCGGTACATTCCTGACTGACTTATATTCTACGTATTCCACATTCTCCCAAAAACAACTCTTATCATTGTACTCACCCGCAACAAACCCGTAAATATTGGCCTCGTAATCAAATACCAACCTTAACGGGCTGATCTGGGTGCTTCGGTAGCTTGCTTTCAGCTTCCGGGTGATCAGGTCATTGTCTTCAATAAGCCTGTCCAGCAACCAACTATGCAGATACTTGTGTTCTGTGATGTTGGTGGTTTTGCCATCCATGCCCCACAATGTTTTGACTATACCATCCCTGGTATAAGGACTACTCAAATGGAAATAATGGGAGTTATCACGCTGCGAATTTGCCATGCCCCATGTGAAATCCATCTGCTGAGGCGGCTGGCTGCCCCATACATTTACCTGAACGAAGTCAAGCAGTGTCTCATCCTTGTAGCCTGCGCCCTCCCATTCAGGTACAATAAAACCAAGCCTGAACCTGTTAACCACAGCCTGACCTCCAACACCAAATGATATGGGCTGAAATATTTCGATGTATAATTCACTATCGCCGGTGAATTCATCCAAAGGACGCTCAAGTCTAAAATTAACTGTTTCTGGTTGCCTGTCTCCAAGCATTAAAACAGCGATGCTGTCAGGCTCATCATTCCATTTAAAGTTGCCGCCTTCTAAATAAGCCCAGCGGCTAACACCCTGTTTTGTATAACGTATGTTAACTATCCATGTGCTGTCCAGGTATGTAGTATAAAAATAAGTCCATCCAACATCGAATGCCCTGCACGCTGAATCAATAGATTGAGGTATATTATGTGTCACGGTAGCTTTTCGCTGATCGCCCTGCACCGATACTGAATTGATCAGTAAGTTGCCAGAGTTCTCATTAGGGTAATAGGTGCATTCCAGTCCTTCCATATTCCAATGCCGCAACCCAAGCCAACCTCCAATCCCCGCACTTTCAAACTCCAAAGGCG